GTACAGAAAGGTTCATTATATTTAGATATGAATGAGAATCTATCTGAAGGTGAACACAACTATCACTTCATTGGTAGAGTAGGTAAGTTCTGTCCTATCAAACCTGGTTGTGGTGGCGGAGTATTATATCGCATGAGTGATGATAAGTATTATGCCGCTGCAGGCACAAAAGGCTATCGCTTCTTAGAAACTGAAACAGTTAAAGAGCTCAACAAGTTCGATGATATCGATATGGACTACTTTAACAAATTGGCAGAAGATGCTAAGAAACATGTATCTGAATATGGAGACTTTGACTGGTTTGTCTCTGATTCAAAAGAACCATCTTTTAATGACCAGTTAAATTTAGTTGGCGTCCCTGACAATGTAGAAGAGATACCATTTGTTGCTTAAAAGCGAAAGGAGATTATATTATGTTACGTATTAGACAAAACAGATTCCATGAAACAGAGGTTACAGTTGATAATGCTAGAATTATCTGGCCAAACTTTACAGGCATTCAGAAGAAGTTCAATGCAAAAGGAGATCGTAACTGCTGTATCGCACTTAGCGAAGAAGATGCGGCCACATTAAAAGCAGAAGGATTTAATGTTAAGGTTAGAGAAGCCAAAGAAGAAGGTGAGCCACCGATATTATATCTTACACTTAAATGTAAGTTCAGAAATCGTGAAGGTAATGCGATGGTAAGACCATCTAAGATGTTCATGATTGTTGGCAAGAAAGACCCAGTACCTCTCGATGAAGAAACAGTTGGCCAGATCGATTTTGCTGAGATCGAGAATGTTGACCTGAAGTTCAGATCTGTTCCGTATGACTTCAATGGCAAGAAAGGAATCACCGCTCAAATCATGGCGATGTATGTAACTATTGTTCCGGATTATTTGGCTGAGAAATATTCTGATCCATCTGATGAGGAAGATCTTCCCTTTGGTGAATAATGATTGAGCTATTAGAACATCAAAAAGATGCCTTATCAAGAATACATAATAAGTGTATATTGAGAGGCGATGTTGGTAGTGGTAAATCTATTACGGCCTTGGCATATTATTATAATGTAGTATGCCAGGGTCATATAAATCTTGATGGCGGTACTACAAAAACTTTGAAGATGGACAAGCCAAGGGATTTGTATATTATTACTACTGCCAAGAAGAGAGATGATTTAAGCTGGCTAGAAGAATGTGCTAGGTTTGGTTTAAGCGAAGAAGAGAATCTCGATGGAGTTAAGGTCACAATTGATTCATGGAATAACATAAAGAAGTACATAAATGTTTATGGTGCGTTCTTTATATTTGATGAACAAAGATTAGTTGGTTCTGGAGCTTGGGTTAAAGCATTCTATAAGATTGCAAATAAGAACCAATGGATGATTCTATCAGCTACTCCTGGAGATACCTGGTCTGATTATATTCCTGTCTTCGTAGCTAATGGGTTCTACAAGAACAAGACAGAGTTCAACAACAAACATGCTGTTTATAGTAGGTACACAACATATCCTAAGATCGATAAGTATATCGGCACTGCTAAATTATATTCATATAGAAGACAAGTGCTTGTTAATATGGAAGATCAAAGGCAAACTGTTGAGCATCATATAACTTGCATGTGCAGTGTGAATAAAGAATTATATCGCAGAGTGCAAAGAGATAGATGGGACCCATACGATGACGAGCCAATCCAAGAGACAGGAAAGCTTTGCTACTTAGAAAGAAAAGTAACCAACTCAGATGAGAGTCGCATTGCTAAACTTATTGAGTTAGTCAGTGAGAATCCAAAGACAATTATATTCTACAATCATAACTATGAGTTAGACATTATAAGGAAAGTCCTTAATGATTTAGGTATACCGTTTGCAGAATGGAACGGACAGAAGCATGATCAATTACCAGTTGGTGACACATGGGCCTATGTGGTTCAGTATAGTGCTGGATGTGAAGGATGGAATTGCATCACTACGAATGTAATTATATTCTACTCACAAAACTATAGCTATAAGGTAATGACTCAGGCTGCTGGAAGAATCAATAGAATGAATACACCATATACTGATTTGTTCTACTATCATTTAAGGAGTAATTCCCAAATCGACATGGCAATTAAAAGAGCGCTTTCAATGAAGAAGAATTTTAACGAATCTTCTTATACCCTCGAAAATCACAAATCAGCGATTTCTCGAGTCCCGAAAGCCGCATAAATACTGGATTGTTAAAAAAAACATTGGTTATAATGAGAGGAGAAAGCAAAAAGGACTTAAAAGGTCCATCTCCTCTCAGAATTTGTTTACAAAGGAGAAAAAGTGATGGATTTGGAGAGTAAGTATCAAGCGAAACTTATCAAAAAACTCAAACACCTTTTCCCAGGCTCAATAGTTTTAAAGAATGATCCAAATTATATTCAGGGCTTTCCTGATTTATTAATCTTGTACAAAAAGAAGTGGGCCGCATTAGAAACTAAAAGATGTGAAAATGCTACCCATAGACCAAACCAAGATTACTATGTCGATAAACTGAATAAAATGTCTTTCTCAGCATTCATATTTCCAGAAAACGAAGAGGAGGTACTGAATGAACTGGAACGATCATTCAAAACTCGAAGGTCAACACGCTCCGTTTAGTGCAAGCGGTTACCAATGGCTCAATTATACACCAGAGAAATTAGTTGAGACATACCGGAACATGCAAGCCAAACAGAAAGGAACTGAAGACCATGAGTTTGCTGCATTATGCATAAAGAACAGAAGGAAGCTTCAAGCTAGAGATGCACTAGCAAAACATGTGAATGATGCTATAGGCTTTAAGATGACGCCGGAAGTATTATTATATTACTCTAAGTATTTCTTTGGCACAACAGATGCAATTGTATTTAGAAAGAATACTGATAAGAACTTTCCAGAGTGTCATTATGAGCTTAGGATTCATGACCTGAAGACTGGTAGGATTCCAGTTAAAGGTTTACACCAGCTAGAAATATATGCAGCACTATTCTTTTTAGAGTACAAAATAGACCCATTCGATACAAAGATCGAGCTTCGAATCTATCAAGCTGACAATTATATTACTGGCAATCCAACAGGTAAAGATATTAAACCGATAATGGATAAGATTGTTTATTTTGATGGTATATTGAATAAAGAAAATTTAATGGAGGATTAGTATCATGCATTTCGTAGATGATTATATTTTCTTCGAACATAGTGGTACACCACAGAACTTCGATCATGATCCTCATGGGTCTGGACGATATAGGCAAGGCGAAGGAGAGAACCCACATCAGCATGAATTATATTTCAACCAGTATGTAAGACAGCGTAAGAATGCTGGAGAATCTGAAATAGATATTGCTAAAGATTTGGGAATGTCAGTCGCTGAATTGCGATCTAAAGTTTCTATCTCTAAAGCTGAGAAAACAGCATCTGATAGAGCAAGAGCTTTAAAGCTAAAAGACAAAGGATATAGCAACAAAGCAATTGCTGAGAAGTTAGATGTATCTGAAGGAACTATCAGAAATCTGCTAAACCCAGCGTTAGAGAAAAGAGCTGAGACAATTGACAATATAGCCAGCACAATCAAAAAGAATGTGGATAAGAAAGGTTATATTGATGTTGGACCTGGTGTTGAGATTGAATGCGGTATTTCGAGAACCAAAATGAATGCCGCAATCCAAAAGCTTAAAGATGAAGGCTATGAAAAGATAGTTGTTCAGCAAGAGCAGATGGGTTTCATGAACAACCAGAAAACGTACATCACAGTTATGTGCCCTCCAGGAACAACATACAAAGATGTAGTGACTCATCGAGAGAAAATCTCAACCATGGAAGACTATTTTGTAGATAATGGTCGCTCATGCCTTGGTTTAAAGAAACCTCAAGATGTTTCATCTGATAGAGTCATGATCCGCTACAATGAACAAGGCGGAGTTGATAAGGATGGTGTTATTGAGTTAAGACCTGGTGTAGCAGATTTGGATTTAGGAAAGTCGAAGTATGCTCAGGTAAGAATCTCAGTTGATGGCACTCACTATTTAAAAGGAATGGCGATGTATTGTGCTGATCCTGATAAAGAGATGCCAAAAGGTGTAGACATCATCTTCAATACGAATAAGCACCTCGGAACTGATAAGATGGATGTCCTGAAGAAACAGAAGATCAATCCGTTAACTGGTAAGATTGATGAGGATAACCCTTTCGGTTCTAACATCAAACCTGGTGGACAGAGAGGCGCTTTAAATATTTGTAGGGAAGAGGGAGATTGGGACCTGTGGTCAGATAAAGTTGCATCTCAGGTCCTCTCCAAACAACCAACAGGCTTGGCTAAGCAACAGATTAATCTTTCATTAGCAAGAAAGAGACAAGAGTTTGAAGAGATATCGCAGTATACAAACCCAGTAATTAAAAGAAAGTTATTGAGTGACTTCGCAGAGTCATGCGATTCTGATGCAGTATCTCTACATGCTGCTGCATTCCCAAGACAAGCTTGGAAAGTTATTCTTCCAGTACAAAGTCTAAAAGACAATGAGATTTATGCACCAACATTTAGAGATGGCGAGAGAGTTGTATTAGTTCGTTATCCTCATGGTGGTATCTTTGAGATTCCTGAACTTACTGTGAATAATAATCACAGAGTAGCAAAGAGAGTCTTAGGTAACTCAACAGATGCAGTAGGAATTAACAGTAATGTCGCAGGAAGATTGTCTGGAGCAGACTTTGATGGTGATACTGTATTAGTTATACCAACAAGGAATGTTAAGATTAGAACTTCATCTCAGTTACCCGGTCTTAAAGACTTTGACCCGAAAGAGTTGTATCAGTTACCAGATAGTGCTCCGAAAATGAAGTCTCAAACAAAGCAGACAGAGATGGGTAAAGTATCTAATCTGATAACAGACATGACTATCAAAGGTGCAAAACCAGATGAATTAGCTAGAGCAGTTCGCCATTCAATGGTAATTATTGATGCTGAAAAGCACCATCTTGATTACAAGCAGTCATTCAAAGACAATGACATCAAAGCTTTAAAGAAGAAATACCAAGACAATGGTGATGGCAAGACAGGAGCGTCTACATTAATCTCAAAAGCAGGTTCAGAAGTTCATGCCCCAGAACTCAAGAGATCATACCGTCCAAATCCCAAAACAGGAGAATGGGAGTATACGGAGACTGGACGTACATACAAGGTGCGTAACAAAAAGACGGGTGAGCTTGAAGAGAAGCTAGCAACTAAAGAATACACAAGAATGTTCTTGACTAAGGATGCTAGGAAGCTATCTTCTGGTACCGACATGGAGGATTTGTATGCAGACTATGCCAACTCTTTAAAAGCCATGGCTAACCAGGCCCGCAAAGAGATGATGGCTACCAAGAACATAGAGTACTCCCCATCTGCTAGAAAAACTTATGCTAAAGAAGTTGAAGTGCTTGAAGCAAAGCTTTTAGTTGCAAAGAAGAATGCACCAAGAGAGCGACAGGCACAGAACCTAGCTGGTATTATCTATAAATCTAAGCTTGAGGAAGACCCATCCATAAAGGATGATAAGGAGAAGCTTAAGAAGATTAGAAATCAAGCCCTTGCAGATGCAAGAGATAAGATGGGAGTCAAGAAGGTACCTGTAGAAATCACTGACAGAGAATGGGAAGCTATTCAGAATGGCGCTATTACCAACAATATGCTAACCGAAATAATCAACAACACTAATGCGGATAAGCTAAAACAAAGAGCTATGCCGAAACAAACAAGAAACTTTACAAATACACAAGTTTCTACAATGAAAGCAATGCAAAATGCTGGTTACACAATTGCTGAAATTGCTGACAAGTTTGGTGTTTCATCATCAACAATTAGCAATTACATCAACAAGTAACACATGGAGTAGGGTATTCATTGTTAAGTTTTTAGGCTTTCCTATCTTGTTTACTTATCATAGCGTATAGTATAGGAGAATGGAGAATATGGAAGGTAAAGAATACGTCCTATCAACAAAAGACAACCCATACTCACCGTTCACTCAATGGGATGAATGGTTAGCGTATGATGAACAGCATGGTTATTACACAAATGCTTATTTAGCAAGACTTGCTCAAACTGCTGAAGGTTTGTCTGAAGAACAAAATGAACTAGAAATTCGTCATGCAATGGAAGAAATTTGTAGAATTGATCCAACAAATAACTATGAGATCAGGGAATCTTAAAGTTTAAGGTACTAGGGGGGGGTCTGAAAAATTGCACCCCCTCTCAATATCGCGGCGGTCTCAAAAATTTCTCCGGGGGAATTATTGATATTTTCATTTTGGATCTAATGCCTGTCATTAGGATAGGCTTGTACTACTTTAAAAAACCAAATGCTCATTTTTGCAAAAGTCTCCGTCCATTAATGTAGTTATATCTCCTGTTCGCAAAAGTAGTATAGGCCTGCCTTAATGGTAGGCATTAGAATAAAAAGATATTAAAGGAAGGTTGAAAGAAGATGGCAAGTAAAAAACCATCTCATCCAGCTTTTACACCAGAGCAATACGAGAACAGATGCATCGAGTTAGCTTATGAGCGAACCGAGCAAATGCTCGCAGATCCAAATTCAAAACCATCTTCTCAGTTACTCACATATTTATTGAAAAGAGGAACAATCGAAAGAGAGATTGAATTGGAGAAACTTAAGAGAGAGAACGAGCTTCTATCCGCAAAGAAGGAAGCATACGATTCTGCTGCACGAACAGAAGAATTATATCGCGGAGCAATGGAAGCTATGAAAAGTTATTGTGGAGACGGAGATGACTAAGTCATATTCAGAGTTAATTACAATTGACTCTTACATTGAGCGTTATCGATATTTAAGAATTGGTGGAAAAGCAGGAGAGATTACATTCGGTAACGAAAGATACTTAAATCAGATTCTTTATAAATCTGATGAGTGGAAAATGTTTCGTAACAAAATAATTGTTAGAGATTCATATCTTACAAATCATTGCTACGATATGGGATTTAGAGGAGCAGATATTGGCGGCATAATAATTGTGCACCACATCAATCCGATAACTGTTGAGGATATTCTTCAGCGAAGACCATGTGTATTTGATCCAGAGAATGTAATATGTGTATCTCATAACACTCATGAAGCAATACACTATGGCAATGAACGTTTACTTACAAATGTTATGTATGTTGAACGAATGCCAAATGACACAGCACCATGGAGGATGAATCAATGAGTAAAAAATCATGGAAAAACAACAAGTACGAAGGTCTCGAAACAGAAACATTTGGAGTAAAGACTGAAGAAACTGTTGAATCACCAAAAGATGAAACAACAGAACCAGAAGTTGTAAAAGAAAAAGAGGAAGAAGCACCAGCTGAAAAAGAAACCGAAGAGCCAACTGCTAAAACAGTTAAGGCGGTTGTCGATGGCGACTTTAAAAATCTGAACGTTAGAACAACTCCGGAAATCGGTAATAACATTATTGCTGAGCTTCCAAAAGGTTCCAAAGTAGAAGTTATTGAAAACTTTGGTGAGTGGTCTTACATCAGGTTTAAAGCAGTAACAGGACTCAATGGCGAAGCATACGTCATGACAAAATTCCTTAAGATCGAGGAATAGAATCCGAGTAAATACTTGCATTCTGTCATGCCCGTAATTAAACATTTATACACTATGCCTTAGTCCTTTCTGCATATAGGCTGGCTGCCCCCTCACAAAATGTAACTGATTACGGGTAATACAGAGTGTAAGTATTTATAGGAGAAATTCAAAAATGGGAGAAGAAACAACAAACATGTCAAGCATCTTATGCTCAGTTAGAAAAGCATTGGATGCCGATAGCTATTTCGACGATCAGCTAATATTGTACATTAATACCGTATTTGCAACCCTAGCTCAAGATGGTGTTGGCCCATCCGGAGGATTTAAGATTACCGGAGAAGAAGAAACATGGGACGATTATCTTGAAGGGTTGTATGATCCGGAGAATGTGTATTCAATTATTCAAACATATGTGGCTTTGAGCGTCAAGATAGTATTCGATACCCCTACTGGATCTGTGCTAGGGGCAATGCAGGAGATAATTAAAGAGTACAAATGGAGACTTCAGGAAGAATTCGATAGAGGTAAAAAACATGAGTAATGATTTTTATGTCGGATATTATGAAGACCATTACTTGTCTCACCATGGCATCTTAGGCCAGAAATGGGGCCGGAAAAATGGACCTCCTTATCCATTAGAACCAAAAGAGCATTCAGCCGCTGAGAAAAAAGCCGGTTGGGCTACAAGTCTAAAAGAGCATCATGCAGAAAAGAAAAAGAAGAAACAGCAGAAAGCAGCTTTGGAAAAAGCCAGAGCAGCACGAGCAGAAAAAGCAAAGCAGGCTCAGTTAGCAAAAGAGTATGAAGAGAAAAGACAGCAGGTTCTTCGTTCTGGAAAAGCTTCTGAAATCTTAAAGTACAAAGGCCAAATGACTAATCAGGAAATGAATGACGCTATCAATCGTATTGGTTATGAAGAGAGATTATACGGTCTTGCTGCAAAAGAAGAGAAAACAGCATGGGAAAAAATCGGCAACGCAATGAAGAAAGTTGAAGACCTAACCAACTGGGCCGATAAAGCTTATAGAGGCTATGAAACCATTGAAAAGATTATGAAGAAGGTTAATGGTACTGAAGATAACTCAGAAGAAATCAAAAAGAAGCTTCGAGAGAACACCGAGAAAGCTGTAAAGTCTGCTAATCTTGACATCATTAATAAGTACAAATCTGAGATGAGTGCTCAAGAATTAAATCTTGCTTTGAATAAGATTAAAGCTGAAAAGGAGCTGAAGAAACTTATTGATGAAGCAGCTGAAGAAGAAAAAGAGAAGAAAAAGAAAGGGTAAGTGTGCAGGCATGAGCAATGATTTTTACAGAGGTTACTATGAAGACCACTATATAGCTCATCATGGTATCTTAGGTCAGAAATG